TTAATCAGAGCTGTACAAGGACGCTAATCCCTTACGTGCGACTTTCCATCAAACCTTCTAGCCTTGCGAGCTGTCCGACCCTGAATTCCCACCTAAGTGAGTTCAGGTTTAAGCTATTTTCACTATCGTACCGAGGTAGTCTTTGCATTAAGTTATGTTATCATTTACGATGTTTATTCCTAGACATGAAATTGCTAAACCTGACTCAGCTACGGGATCATCAGAATAACACTAGACGGAGACTATAAATTATGTTTCCTTTCACACTAATGTTATTTTGGCGATCCCGGCAGGATTCGAACCTGCGTAATCACTTAAAATTAACCATTTATCCACAAACGAGCTACCTCTGTTGATTCGCAACCTTTTTGAGCTACAAAATACAACCCGTCCGATACCTTTCTCTTGTCAGATACTCAGCTATACTTCACGTTACTAGGCATTGCACCGTTCTCGTTGATATTACATAGCCGCCCTCGATTACTTTCTTGGACTTGCTATATTACTAATTTACCTTACAGTGTAACAGCTTTGTTAAAGGCTTCACTCAGCACAACCTGTTAGTTCCCAGACCTTGGTTATCCCCCGAAAGGGCAGCGAATCCAGTTATCTCCTCTACTGTGTAGACCTTATCTCCAACCTATAATGATTGAAGCAACCCACGTAGGGGTTAGGGCACATTAGCTTGCTTAGATAGGCCAGTCACCTGGTGGAAGATATGAATAATCTCTTCCTTTTTCTAGGTCGCCCTAGATTATCTGCGGCCGAAGCCAGGACTCCAAACAGCCCTTAATTCCCATCATATTAGTTTATCCATATAATTTAACCCGACTTTAAGGTTGTTAAGCACAACCGCTGCAGCACGTTACCTCTGAGCCAAAACCTTATAATATTTGAAACTTATCTAAATAAGCTCCAGTAAAAATTCCTGCCATAAAAACAAATAGTATTACCTTGATTACATGGTTTTGCAAACGATATAAAATCTTTTGATTCCAAGTTAAAAAACTATATTCGTCCCTAAGAAAATCTGCAAATTCTACATAATCCTTTGGTTGATCTTCTTTTTCTTTGTCCATAATTAAAAATACTCTATGAATATGTTTGATTATAAATGCCCCGTGTCGTGGGGCGGACGAATAGTTTAACTGGCATTTCCGGTGGTTGTTTACCTTAAAATACTAGTTGCTTCTAAGTCCGGTATAAGACCCCTATCAAAGCCCTTATATCCTTTACTAATCTAACACTAACAACTCTTCATCGTGGATTAGATTTGCCTTTTACGTCTGGCAATGACGCCAAGGGGAACGTATGACTCCGACACCTGACGATACATTAATCTAATAATCAGTATCTACCGCTTTCTATTTTTCGGTAAAGCAGAATGCCGTCGCTCTCTACCTATTAGTCCGGGGTTATAGTATCATGAAGCTAATGAACCCATGCCTATTATTTCATCGCTTGGCATACAAGCGCCTGCTGGTTATTTATAGAACCCGCCACTCAGCGGCGGAAAACTGTGATAGTTCTTACGCTTATCAGGCGGGGCATACTTGAATTTAAGTCTAATATCCGCAGACTAAACCCGTTACTAATAACACTCTCCCAAGAGGATTTCATTTGTTCGCGGGTTATTAAAATTTATATCTATATTATACGAAATTTTCACCGTATTGTCAAGAATTATTTTTCCATTGCTAACTATTTACCGTCAGTATCTCCCATAGTTACTAACAACCATGTAGTTAGAAATATAAAAATAACAACCGACCAATTAAGTATTGAGGGATCAATCATTTTAATGTTGCCTCCTCATTTATTTTTCACTTTATATATTATATCAAAATTAGTATAACATTTCAAGACAAAATTTTCAAACTTAAATATATTATCTCATAAAATGAACAAGGTGTCAAGAATTATTTTTAACTAGCTCAGCCAAACTCACTGTGTATAGCGTATAGTAAAGCTACTCCACCAATAAAAACTGCATATCCAGGTGCTACTGTGTATAACCAATTAAGTGCTACCACTGCCACAACCATTATCAATAAAACTTTCACGTTAGATACCTTTCCCCAATCTATATATATATTATACAGCTTTTTCAAAAATTATCAAGTCAAGATTTTTTATCGTTTTTATCTAGTTCTATAAGTTTTTTATCTAGTCTAGATACTACTAGGATACTGTGATTTAATTTCCTTTTTAATTCTGTTATTTCTCCAGTTAAGTCTCTAATTCTTGCATTTTTACCGTTTAATAGTAGTTGTAATTGACTTAAAATTCGTTTTTCCTTTATCATTTACTTGCCCCCGTGAATACACGATAAGCTTTACTTTGTGCCATATCGGTTAAACCGAACTCAGTTACTTCAACACCATAATTTTGTACTACAAGATTAATAGTATTATGTACTTTTTTAGCAAAATCTGAACCATTTATACAACTAGCATTGGTATTAGCTACTATTTGTGATAACATAATTTTAGAAGTAGTATATGCTACACTAGTCCAACTATCTACAGCTAATAATGCTTTTTTGGCATTAACTACTTCCACAATCATATCAAACGACATAGTTATAGGTTTATTATCTTTAGAAGTTAGAGTCATTTCCCAACTATCCCTGGTTTTTTTACGTACATTTAACCAAAGTAGTCTATCAACATTAAAAGCTCTCCGCCAATGAAAACCAGGACCTACTTCTCTATGAAATTCTCCTAGTCTTAATATAATTCCCTGTTCAAATGGGTCTAATACTATCCAAAATCTGAATAAATTGATAGCATTTAAAAGAGTATCAAATACTTTTCCTAAAGCTGAATTAGTCATTTCCACGTACTCTCAGGTTGATATTGTGAATATTCCATTTTTCTTTTATATATTTCTTCTGATACTAAATAATCATCTATATTATTTAATTTAATATCATCATACTCATTTAACATGAGCACCCAAAAAAGAACGTCTGCTATTTCCTTTTCTAGACGTTCTCTATTATCTGAGTTATCTTTATATCTTTCGTTAAATCCGTACTGTAAAGTTTTAGAGGCAATCTGGATTACTTCTCCACATTCCTCTATCAATTTTATAAGTCTTTCTTTTTGTGCATCATTCATCCGTGTATTTTCTTATTGTGCACTCGTCCATGAGACACTAAACGAGATATTGATTTAGGTGAAGGACCACAAATAGTACAATTTATAGATTGAGTTCCACTTTTGTCAGACCCTACAGTATGTACTCTCAAATCTTTACCATGAACTGAATCTTGATATTTAGATTTACAATTACATCTCTTTATAACTGTACTTCCTGCTTTCATATTAAAATCCTCCTTCATTAACTATGCGGATAGCTTCTTTGACAGCATCTTTAACTGGCATATCGTTCTTCCACCAATCGCGATAAGGCATATCAGGAATGTCATCAATCCCTACACCATACTTTACTACCATAAAGTTATCAACTTCAGTTTCCCATTTTCTATATGTCATATTATTTCACTCTCACAGTGTTGGGAATGACAGCATCTGTGGTAACAGCCTGAATTTTTTCGGCAGTACACCAAGTCTTACCAATCATCCAACGACAACCAGGACGAGACGAACCCTCCAGTTCGTACATGACCCAAGTCTTTTGATTTTCTTTCGTTACCTGTACAATAGCACGTCCTTTCTTTGTCTCCATGACATACTTACGACCAATTTGAATCGATGTAAGATCAGGATAAGCTTCGTCAATCACATCCTTAAGTTCATCCCACCAACTTTGAAAATATGGATGAGTAATCTTAGCCTCTTGAAATACTAAATCCAGAGAGTCTACTAAAATCTTAGGTTGCATATGTTTATCCTTAAATATTTTATGAAAAATCTATAATATATATTATACAGAATTTTCAAGAAATATCAAGTCAGAAAATCTTTTTGATGATTCCTTAGATCATTTCGATAACTTACCCATTTAAAATATACAGATCCGCACCTGGGACAATGTGCACCTCTTTCGTCTCTATAGGTAGCAAATGCTCCAGGTTGATCTTTCCACTTATAATTACACTTACAACACTTATTATCTACAATCATATTGTATGTAAACTGTTAAGTAATCTTCTGAATATTTTTTGTTGTTCTTCTAATTCTTGTACAATAAAACCGTATTCTTTTTGACCTTGAGCAAATTTATATTCTGCTAAATTTTTACGTTCGGTTAATATAGCCATTACTGCTATAAGTGTTTCTTTCTCAATCATCTATAGGTACCCAAGCCCATACTTTTTCGCTAGTTTCCATACTTTGAGTTTTCGTATCATATTTAGGTTCGTCAAATTCTATTGTATGTGGTACAGCTTGAAGTAATCTATTATCAATAACTCTAACTGCACCTTCTTGAACATAGTCTCTTTGAAACCAAAAACCTTTTTCTGACCATTCATATGGCCCAAATGTTATTACTCTTTTCATGCTAACCTCTTTTCATCTTTATCATCAAATGCATCAAGAATATCCATACATTGAGTTTTATCAAAGTATGGATTATTCATGTGTTCTCTACAGGATTTACTAGAGTGCCAGTATCTGAAGGAGACTCTTGCTTCTGTGAGCAACTGTTTTCCAAGTTCCTCGGTGTTAGCCACACTCTTAAGCCTTCGGTGGTCCACTCTATTTTCTCCACTATTGTATTTTGATCGGCCGCTTCAATTCCTTTAATTATATTAGGGGAAACGCCATCTAATATTGCTTTGCTAGGTACATCTATAAATTCAGGTTGTTTTACCATCATCTTCTCTGATACCAAATTGTTCACTAGAATCTTGACCCAGTGCCGGAAACACTCTAGTTCCGTTAGGGTTTTTCCAGTAAGCAGCATGGTCAGGATGTAGTATTACTTCTACGATAGCTGCTACACGTGGCCCAAAATTAGTATTATCTACTAGAGGAGATTTCTTAGCCACACGTTGATTGCGCCACAATCCATAAATAAGTATAAGCCAACCTAGTGCAAATGTAAATGTACCAAGTACATCAATTATTGTTCCAAACATTAAGTACCTCCGAAATATTTATCAATTAAACTTTCATCCTTGCCTTGTGCTTCTAGATCGTCTAGTGCACGTTGAGGAATATATCCTCCTACCATTTTCCATTCCCTGGCAACAGTATTTAATCTGCCAACGCCTTCATCCATTGTATAGTGAGTATCAGCAATCTTATCATACTCACCCATTCCAAATATATTTTCAACATTAGCTTTTACATGAGTAAAACCGGTGGGGTTTTTTATTATTATTTTCTCCCCATCGGTCCAAACTGTGGTCATGCCTTGTTTATATGTTACTTCCATTAATCTTTCCTTATTCATTTCAGCCAAAATATGCCCCTAAATACCAACCATAGTAATCATCTATTTTGTGATCTTCACAAAACTTAGCCAACTCTACAGTATGCCAGGGATCTTTTAAATCTTTTCTCGTGATTTTTAACCATTCTCCCCACTCTACACTTTTAGAATTATTCATGGGGCCAACCACATATAATTCACACATATCAGCACCACAAGAAGTTATATCTAATGATGGATAATTATCTTCCATATATTCATAGAAACCATCTTCATATACTTCCCCTATAATATCATATATTTTTTCTTCATCTACGATTACACCGTAGGCTAATCGTGCATTTGCTCGCATCCTCATTACAATGATTTCCCTAGTTGTTTACCTTGTTCATATGCCGCATCCATTAATTGTCTCACTGCAGGTAATACATCACCTTGAATTGCTTTAGGATCATCAATCAAAGCAAGCAAATACATTTCAGGCTGTACCATAATTCTAAATGATGTGCGTTCTTCATCTTTGTATACCATTGATCTAGAATCTTCTTCATCTTCAAATTCTAAATATGTTACTTCTTCATTCATTATCTTCCTTCCATATTTTATATGCTTCATCCGCTGTATATCCTGATACCATTTCAGAGAAATTAAATCCATCCTTCCAAATATCTGCACGTCTGCGACAATTATATCTACAAAGGCCCTGTTCTACTATATCCCCTAAACTATTGATTTCACATAATCTAGTATCACATAAAGCTTTAAGTCTTTTTATTTCAAATTCAGCAGCTTTCATTCCTTTACTACCTATGGGTATCTTAACCGCGGGAAACATTTCAGCTTTATGAATTATCATATTCATTCTTTTTCCTTATTACAATATTTTTTACCTATTTCTAAAAAGAAAGTTACATTTGCATAATCATCGGGATTAGTAAAACACATTGTGTCCATAGCACACATACCAAATGCAGCAATTTCTGCTTCTGCATACTCACACAAATTATCATCATCTGATGCCCACAATAAAGCCACCGCAATAAAGATTAATATTACATAAGCGAGAAAATTAACCATTACAATTCAAACTTATCTAGTACAGAGGTGTCTACACTATGCCAACCATAAATGATTTTTGCCGCTTTTAAATACTCTACAGCATCATAATAGTCAACTTTTTGATAATCTGGTAACTCGACTTTTTCATCGAGTCTTTCTATTTCTTCAAAGCTATTTTTCATACCATTTTCTAGTATAGCTAAAAATAACTTATCTTCCTGTTTTTGTGATAATTTAATTGTTACTTTCATTCTTTTGTACTCCTAAATTTTGCACCATCATTGCAATAAATACTGCCACTTAAAACATGTAAATGTTTTAATCCATCATTGTTCTCACAAGTAACAACTGCGGTATAAAATTCATTTGGCGTTATTTCACCTGTATCAGTTAATAGAGTTTGAATTCCAGCCATGGAAAATAAACCTATAAGTATTGCAAAGAACAGCGTAAATACTGCAAAAATCCCATCACTCATAGTAATTTCCTCAGTTTAATCAATTCCTTTTTAGAATCCCCACGTCTGTCCTCAGCAACTGTAATACGCTGTTCTATATTCAAAGAATTACAATACTCCTGGCGTTCTTTTGCCTCAGCTTTACGTTCTTTACGTCTAGGAAATCTCCAATCTGTTCTGCTCATAATAATTTCCATTCAGCACTTCGTTGTTCAAGCACTACTGGGCCAAATTTCCCCAATACCCAACCACTATAAGCAGCGGCCCACATTCCCATTTCCAATGTATCAAATGTAAACATAGGCAATTTCTGATGTGAAGCTATTAAGTCTGCTTTAAATGCAGTATCTCTTTTAACTACTTTACTATATACCTTTTCATGATTCATCATAATTTAAATTCCCCTATAATACTGTTAAATTCTTTAACCACATTTTTGGCATTTTCAATGAGTTCTTCTTTGTCAGTACTACCTGATATAAACATAGCGAACTGAATCCAATCATCACCAAACTCATAATCTTGTAATTTTTCAATACGATATGTATAAGTACCATGATTTTTAGAATCTATTTTTAACCTATAGTTGTTCATACTGTGTATACCTTTCCCTAATTAAACGCATTAATTCAGTATCACGATAACTATAGTTATCGCGGATGTTTAAAACAATGATAGGCTTATCTGAATTAGGCCAACGTAGTCTAATTTCATTTTTCATGTGCTGTTCCATAACTACGATCTCATCTGCCCAATGAAACAAAATATCATCGAATAATACAATAGCAAATGCTTCAGTTAAGCCAGCACTACGAGTATTATAATTCCAGGGATCACCTGCTAGTACTACGGCAGCGGTAGGCGAACGCAAGCATCCGCCGGAGCAGACAGTTACCACACGCTTATGATCTTCAAAATTTTGATAGCGGTTATTTACACACGCATCAACATTTCTTGTATATTCTCTCACGAATCCTCCAAATCCCCATACTTTTCTTTTAATGACATAGCACAATCCTCTGAGTCAACACTTAAACGTCCTAATTTATGATCTACTAAAATTTCTGAGATCAACCACATTAAATCACGTTGTAAATCTTTTTTACTCACCTATTACCCCATATACTACAGCAGTTACTAAACATATTCCACTTAATACTAGATTACCGACGTCAGGTATAACATGACTAACGTAAATAGCACTAAGTATTAAAAATAATTGCCACTGTTTCATCATTTAACTCCTCTAATAATACCAGTTGATAACCAAAATAGCATAAAAGCACCATATAAATAACCAAACCCAAGTACATTATGTTCCCATATTAAACCTAAACCTAATCCTGCAAATGCAAAAACAGAACATAGACCAGTTATAAGTAAAATTATTACCTCACCTTCTTTCACGTAATGTTCTCCTTAATATAGTTAAGATATTTTTGCGGCACATGAATGTCTTTGCAATTAATCCAACCACAATCAAGTAGCCATGATACACTAATATCAACTGCTGTACGAAATTCCCCTACTGGATTAAAATAGATACAATACCCATGTTCTAGCCAGGCGTATGATGTTCCACGTTTAAACCACATCCCTAATCCTCATTAATCTACTACAAAATTCTGTACGAGTAAGTACTGTATCAGCCTGTTTTTGTCTACCAATTGAATGCTTCAACACAGCTGAACCACTAGCTAACAATGCTGCCCTAGCCTTCTTATTTTGAGTGAACATAGCTAGGTAAACATCATTTAACAAGACCTGGTATTCATCGCTAAATCTGCAAATTGGGTTACCTTGGAACCACAATGTTGAACCATAGTTCTTACGTCTACCACGAGACTTAGCTGCTGCCCCTACCATTTCAAACACTTCGCACTGTATCCCCGGATGAGCGAACTTCAGACCCTGCAAAAATCCTTCCATAGAGTTTATTTGACACTCACGAAATACAAACGGGTGAGGAGCAAAGTTAGACAATGCTCCTGCTGGGTACTTAGCGCCACTTCTAATGTCCATCATTTAAATACTCATGTAATGTACCATCAGGGTCTAGCTTCCAACTATTACCCTCACCATCCCACTCGATAATCGTACCGTCACGTTTTACCCATGATCCACCACCACTAGGTAGCATGAAACATAGTATAAGGAGAGCAATAACAAATATGATCCAGACTATTACCATTCTTTACAAATCATGTGAGTAAATGTACCCATAACAAAAATCCAAGATAAAACCCATACTTCAGTCATGCACCCACCACTACATACTTAGTACCATCTGCTAATTCTTCAGTAATACCACCACCTTCCCAATAATCTTCAGTGTTATATACACTTTCCCAAGCACACTCCAGTTTATCGGCTACAGCACAATTTGCATCCTGCACATATACTTCCAAGTCAGGATCACATCTACTAAGCATACTCATTAACTGTCTAACTTTCATAGGGTCTTATTCTCCCGTTGTTTTAGTAAATGCATGAATGTACCAGCTACACGAGCACCTGGCTCATAAATATCTCTATCTATAGCGTCTTGTACAAACTCACCAAGTAATAGTATTTGATCATCAGTGAACATTTGAATAATTTCGCAAGGCTTACTAACATCATCACCAGTGCGTTGTACTAACATATAATTCATTAACCAATCTCCGCGATACGAATAAATTCTTTCGTGTTACCATAGGCTGAGTTAACGTTATAGTCATCAATCCACTCAATAACAGAACCAGGTTGAACTTCTTCAACCGACTCTAAAGAACGTACATATACCCCATTAACTTCTTTAATTATGTAGCAGTTCACTTTCAACGTATGCTCCTTCGACTTATAATATATTATATCACAACAAGCAACGATAATCAAGTCGAGATTTCTAAACTATATAGCGACTAGCACTAATCGAAGAACATAACCCCTAACTCAAAAATAGTTCTTGACAATTGCTTCCGAGTATGATATAATATTAGTTATATTGAGCGATCTAGAGCTTTTTATAAATGAAAAATTTCCCGTAGGGAGGCTGGTAGCAGTATTTTGGAGGTGCCTTTTAGGAGGATCCAACTTACGGCGTGGCAGCCTCCCTTAAATGGAGAAATTTTTCTCACTTATAATCATATTTTTTTTAATTATTTTTATTGGTGAAAAAGACAGTGTTACGAGAGTAACTATAACGTATAATAATAAAGTATTGGCCTATTTGCCGCCAAAGGCGGCCATTGGGCTAAATCAGCTAGGAGATGGAATGAGAGATATATTGGATGAAGGATATTTAACTTACTTAACTCAAGATTGTTGGGAAAGGAGTACTCGTAAGATACCTAAATTATCAACAACAGAATTAAAACAAATAGCAACTGTATACGGTCAATTGTGTAAACATGGCAACCTGTATGACTTATTATTTGTGGAACCGAAACATCGTATACAAATTGGTAATAAAACGGTACATACTAGGGATTTTGCCAATTTTACATTACTTAGATATTTAAAGGCTCCCAGCAATTATTGGAAACCAGACACTAAACAAGCATATGGTGATACAGCTGCTTGTACTGGAGTTCCATTAGCTTTGCTAGGTGCTAGAAATGTACTTAACCGTAGTTATATGACTTGGGTTCATGGTATTGACGTTGATAATATAGAAGATGTATATAAAGTAGATGTTTTTCTAGGACAAGGACTTTCTAGTACTTATCTTGATCCAGCTACTGGAGAAAAGAAATGGGGTAAAGGTAGAGGTCCACAAAAGAATGGACTTATTAAACATTTATATTGGCCAGCACAAATGTTTGACGGTAGATACATATCTACATTAAGAGACAGTAATCAAGGCTACGCTACTAACTATAGTGTTAGTGATTGTAAAGAAGAATTTAAAAATGTAGAATTTTTTAATGATTCAAGTGTGTGTATGAAGCACTTACATATACAAGGTTGGTGTTGGTATGGTAATCATAGAAGTACTGATATGATACTATGTTTTAGTGATTGGGATAAAGTACCTAAGAGTGCAGATTCTGTAATATCACAATTAATGAGTGCACAACCTAAAGATAATAACATACCTCCAGGTATTATGCAAATGATGGGGGATACTTACGAAGATTCAAAGGGCTTTGCTACTGATAATTGGAAGGGTAGCTTAGAAAAACCTAAAGAGAACACAGAGGACGATTTAAGATTATGAAAGACGACATACAATATTTACAGAATGAAGTAAACATAAAAAGAACTCAACTGCATTTGCTAGAATCACAATTAGCACAACTAGAGGCTGTTTACAAATATGAGAAATTTGACAAATTATGTAGACAAAATGGTGTGCCACTTGCCGCTGGAGGTATAACGCCTGATATTGCGCCACTTGCCGCCGGAGGCGGCCAGGGCGGGAGTTATCCTTTTTACTGGAAAAACAAGGAAGATGTCGATGGCTAGTTCATATACTATGAATGAGACTAAAAAGCTGCATGATATATACTGCGATAATCCGTGCATGGAGACTGTACTTAAACTTTGTACTATATTGAATAAACCGAAGAAATCTATTATATCTAAATTGTCTAAAGATGGATTATATCTTACTAGGGGGTATGTTACTAAGTTAGGTGAAACGCCCGTTACTAAGCTACAAATTGTGAGAAGTGTCGAAGATGCACTTGATATTAAGCTTCCAGGGCTCGATAAGGCTCCAAAAGCCACATTAAAGGTTCTATCAAACACTGTAGTAGATATGGCATATACCCTAGAGGATACATTAGGACAAATTACTACTCTTGCTGAGGTGGATAGTATACGCCAGGAAATGCAAAAACAGACAGATAATTATGATCCTATAACTATACTACATAAGGGTAAGTAGTAAAATTAAAATTTGACAATTAAGTTACGCTCATTGCTCATAAGCGTTACTCCGGGAAGGCCTACATCATTGCGGATGTGGGCCTTTTTTGTATTTGAATTTTTAAATAATCATCTATATTGCCTAAAATGGCAATATAGATGATTATTTAATTCGAGGTTGCTAAAAATAGACCTTTTTTACTACAGGTCGGGGCGCACCAAGAAAATGTCAAGTCAAGTTTTTCTCACGTATACAACCTTTAATTGTCACACTGGCCGCCTCCGGCGGCAATTATGTGTACTTTATCCCCACTTCGTGGCAACAGGGGGGTCAATATAGACTACTACAGGGGTATACCATGCTTAAATCTCGCTAAATGCTCGAATATGTGCATATAAGTCACTTTAAGTGCGTTTATTGCCCGTATTGCGCGCGAAGCGCGCCAGTTAGGCGGGAAATCTTCAACTTGACTTGTTTATGCCAATATGGTATACTATAATGGGAGAAGCTGTCAGCTACTGGCGCAGAGCGCATAAAAACGGACCAGGTAGTTTCCCACCTGGTCCTTGCATTTTTGTTGCTCTTAGAGAGCTTTGAGGATGCGCTCCAGTGTGTTCTTGGTTGCTTTCTCTAGCGAACCGATCACGTCTACATCGACCTTAAGTGCATCAGCGATGTCCTGTACCAGAGTGGCCTTGCGAACCGGTGCTTTACCAGCTGGGGCCTTGGTCAGTGCTACATAAATGCCCTCACGGGTCAGCTTAGCGCGGATAGATGCAGCAGATTTGCCGAGTTCCTCGGCCAGTGCTGCAACCTGTGCCTTACGATCCTCATCGGATGCGGTACCATCATACACGTTGTGCAGGGCGGTAACGGCCTCGTCAGAGTAATTAACTACTTTGTCAGTCATGCTTATTCTCCAGTTGTGTGTATCTCGATTTGAAATACTATTATATCTGATTTTGGGGAAGATGTCAAGAACTATTTTTTCTGCCCTTAAATACTGTTGCTCTTTTCCATCTGATAAATATATTATATCACGGGGGCCAGGTAATGTCAAGAAAAAAATTTTCGACTTGACTTTGAAATGCCGACGTGGTATACTGGCGCGGATGCGCATGTAATTAAAAAAGGCTCCACCAGGCACTAGGTACTGGCGCAAGCGCCGCTTGCGCTCGATAGTGTGAATGGGTAATATCTTGCCGGTTACGTATATTAGCTTTTTCTAATATAAGGAAAATGTCTTAACCCTTTAGTTTACCACGTTGAGGCATATCTTGTCAATAGGTAAATATACGTATTGACACGGTTTTTTGGATCGGGCACCCTCGCAGGGTGGGAGGGCGGGCACCCTCGCGAATGCGAATGGGAATCATTCGCATTCGGGCACCCTCGCAGGTGCGAGGGTGCCCCGCGTAGCGGGGCTTGTCAAGCGTTTTTTTCAAAGAAAAAAAGGCCCGCGCCTTGACGCGGGCCAAATTTCGTGCTAGGGATTTTCGGCTATTCTGCCGCTTCCTCTCCCGCCTCATCTTCGCCAGCAAGTGCGGCGTAAGCACCCCGGAATTGCTTACGGATTCTCAGCAGCGCGGGTTTCGTTGCTTTCTCCAATCCGCCAAGTTGCTCTGCGGTAACATCCATCAGAACAGCGATTGATTCGACAATCGTTTCCTTGGTTTCCGCTTTCGCGCCGGTCTTGGTCTTGTACGTCTGTTTAACGTACACACCCTCCCGGACCAGTTTAGCGCGCAGGCTTTTGACTGTCTTACCAGTCTCCGCTGACAGCGTTTCCAGAATTGCTTTACGCTGATCATCGGATTCGCCAATCTTGTACGCTTCCACGATTTTGGTCGTGGTTTCATCATCGTAGTTTACCTTTGTTTCGGTCATTTTCTTTTCCTCTTGGGTGATGGTCAAAACATCTGACCGTTGATTTGCTGCGCCTTGCGCCACGGCATATGATCTAGCACATTGTACGGGATCGTTTTGCGTTTTGCTAACAGGCGTTGCAAAATTTCGGTTTCGATTTGTGCATCCTCTAACGCAGTATGCGATTCCACAAAATTCAAATCACCGGATAAGAATGCGTAAACTTTCTCCGCGTTAGTTCGTACGTTGTTGGCCGGTGTAATCCATCCGGTCGCTTGTCCCTGCTGTCGCGCTACTTGATGATATAACGCTTCCTTGCAAACAGTCGAGCAGGAAAATTCCCAAAGGCATAACAAGTCAAAACGCGAAAGGTTAATATTCTTTTCGGTGATACGTTGATGCGTTTTGTTTAACGCGCCCAAATCGAATGGCAGGTTATACGCGCATATAACATCAACGCCGAAAGTCAAAACGTCATCGCGCATAATTTGTAACGCATCGCGCCAGCCAAATAATTCTAGTTCGCCGCTATGCAAGCCGGGTATGTAATGATGAAACAGTTTACCCCCCATCATATCGCGCCATGTTCTATCGTAAAGCGCGCCTAACATCACGCGTGGGTTAGTTAGAATTTCGCGTATTAAAAATTTGCGCTCGCACAAAATTTTGGTACGCGTGGCAATCACATATGCAAAGTCGAAAACCATAGCCTTTGACGCAATGCCCGTAGTTTCAGTATCCATTACCAAAAAAGTTTTTTGTCTCATCGTTTTAATTCCTTGCGGTGATGCGTGACGGGACATAGTAGCAACGATCAAAAAGGTTTTGTAGGTTTTCAATGTTGCGAATGTTATCCTCCCAAAGTTTTTTCGGTAGCTTAGAAAATTGCCGCAAATTAAAAATGCGGGTTAGTGCGCGACGTTTTAAAATGTAGTCGAGCGAATATGGCGGGCGGGGTTCACCCACCATAAGCAAATTGTCGGGAGCGCCCAACCGTCCAACGATAAACGCAATATCTAGTATGTGCATTGTGCGAACAGTACACAGTATGCAATACGTTTCCGGGTTTAAACAGTCGGCAAGGAATTGTTTTGCCAGCGGCAAAATTTTGTCCTGCGCTATTTTTTCTTCGGTGTGGTTCTTGTTCCAGTAGGGCATATCAATGCTACCGTCTGGCAAGTTGCGGTATCTGTGCGCGGTATCAACCAGAACCCCGTCGAGATCATAAGTATGGATGCGTTTAAACATGGTCAAATTCTCTTGTGAGTAGTGCCAGCCACCAAGTATAGCACGAAAATTCCGCACGTTGTAAAATATCGTGGTCTATTGCCTAGCACATGCTCCAGGGATAAGTCAAGCAAAAAAGAAAATAAATCGCTTGACACGCGCCCGCGCAGCGGGCACCCTCGCACCTGCGAGGGTGCCCGATTTGACATAATATCGAAAATAAGTGTTGACATTCTTAGGCGTATGTGATACAATTAGAGTAACGTCTTTTGCTCGGCGGGCGCTGAATGCGAATGAGACGCATTCGCATTAGGGCACCCTCACAGGTGTGAGGGTGCCCTATCTGTCAAGCGTTGTCAAGCGTTTATTTTAGACAAAAAAAGCCCCCCATCCGAAGATGGGGGGCGCGTGATTTTTTTATGGCAGCTGTTCTCTGCAAATTTTTAAAGAGGCTGGTTCCTCTGATAATTTTGTATCCCGAGTATCTGTCGGCCCTTAATTTTAAAGAGTTTAGGCTTCTCTACCCTTGAAATCTCGCCTAAGCGTTATCTCTTTGAATAAATCCCCACCCGAAGGTGGGGAAGGTGGACCATCTTCTTTGACTCACCCTTTGACCATTCTTAAAGGTTCCAATCTCCGATGCTCCTACTAGCTCAAGTGGTTTCGATTAGCCTTTCTTTTCACTTCTCTTGCTAGACCGGTATGGGGCAGTTTTCCTAAACAACCAAATTCTTGTTTAATGAGAGGGGTTAATTTCTCTCTGTCCCGATCCGATAAAGAGAGTATACGCCGATCAGAAAAATAGTATATAGGTAGAAATACCTATTGACACCAGGTTTTAGGTGGGGCACCCTCGCACCTGCGAGGGTGCCCCAATACGAATGAGACGTATTCGCATTTGGGCACCCTCCCGGTGGGAGGGTGCCCGACTACACCGGGCTTGTCAAGCGATTTATTTACAAAAAAGCCTTGCATTTGCAAGGCTTTTGTGGTACGTCCTTGGAGTCTTAGACTCTGGTTTTATCTTCCCCCTCGATTATCTCAAATTCGACATACGGGCAAGTACGCTTGCGTTCCATATTATCTCTGAACCGTAACGCATCACCCAACTTTTTGAAAATCAAACCAGCACGAATGTTTCGCACAAAGTTACAGTGAATGTGTTTCCATCCAACGATGTAACCAATCGTTACACCATTGTAATGTTTTCTAGCTACAACCGGATTCCAATATTTTCGCATCATCGTCTCCAAATTTTTTGCAGTTTATACGCAAGTTGCGTAATTCTTTTTTCGCTTGTGCGCAGGTAGAATCTAGCAACGTGTAATGTGCCGTTTTCATTCTGCGCGTGGTGTTTTCGCATACGCTTTCAATATCACGGATGCCGAAATTTTTTATTTGCATGGCAGTTTTTCCAATTCGCAGTCATACAATTCAAGCGGGTATTTGGTGTTATTCGGTTGGCAATCGGGATAAACATAAACATAGTATCCATCGCGCCGTACTACAGTTCCTTTTTCCCCGTTTAACGTTTTTGAGTAGTTTTTAATTCTTACTCTATTACCCACCTTAATCATGACAAAAGCCACACTGTAAACAGTCCGACCAATACGCCAGCGAACAAGCCTATAGTAAACAGCAATGCCCACACCAAAGAATTAAGTTGTTTAGTCATGGAAACCCCCTGCTAGTGCGTGATAGAATTCGTGACCGATAGTATCGAATGAGTAATAATCGTTAGCATCTATCGGCCGCACTAACCACAATTCACAAAACGATGTATTGAAGTCGGGACGCAATTCACATTCTGAAAATCCAGCTATACCGCGATGCCCTAATGATAGTTGCAACTCTTGTTCCGAGTTATACCAGTGGACAAGAATTGTAGTTGTCGTAATATTGTATTCGCTTTCGATCTTGTTGTAAGGCATAGCGACCGGCGAACTAGCACAACCGGATAGAATCATAAGGGCAATAATAAACCATATAATAAAGCCCGCAGATACCCCCTTACAAAAGCCGTTTAATCGTTCCATAATCTGATATTCCTTGCAGTTGCTTTGTCTGACCATTTGATTGAAATAATTTTCACGCCGCAATAATTTTCACAGTCGCGGCGACATTTTTCTAATACTTTTTTGTTGAAGTTTTTTCCTCTAATGTTTATCCAAATCGTTGACTCGACAAAATCCGTTATGATGCCATAGACCATGTTAGTCATATCGGTTTCACCTTCGTCAATTTCTAACAGGAATTTGCGAATATTGGTAATAGTAAACACAACAATTGCTGATACGCTGACTGACTTTCCATCTTGGCTAGTAATGGACTGCACATCGAGATATGCCGTTTGCCTTACAACGGTTTCATATTTTACAGCATCTACACCTAGCGGGATAATCCAGCGCAGACCGGGGTTTAAGATACGCTGGAATTTTCCGAATCTCAGGACGACGCCCTGCTCGTATTGGTCAATGATCACAAAGGGAATAATCCATTCCCATACGCTTTCCAAAAAATCGAATATTCTATCAAACATTTTGTTCTCCCAAAATCAAGTTTTTAGTTTACCAGAAAATCAAGTACGGCACAAGCGAAATAAGCAAATAAAACGCTTGACATGCCCCGCGTAGCGGGGCACCCTCGCACCTGCGAGGGTGCCCGAATGCGAACGATTCTCATTTAAAAAGGCCCTCCGCCTTGACAGCGGAGGGCAAAGTGTGCTAGGTCTGCACCTAGCTTGGGAGATCTTTGAATCGCGCTAGTATAGCGCGGCGTAGCTTGTTACGATCACGCTTGTTGACCTTATTTAACAAGCCTGTCAATTCAGTATTGCTCATTTCATTTGTGCCTTTGCTAGCCTTACGCCCACCAATTTTGTGTTTGGTACGTATGCTCACGCTTTTGCCCCCTTTTTGTAATACTCTTTTTCTATTCTTCGGCATTAGTTTATCTCCTTGAGGGTCTGTTCTCTTTCGGTATCTCTTATATCCATCTTATTCTTCCAGTTAATAATTTATTTTATCACGAATCACCACCAATTGTCAAGCACATATTTTCGGACGTAACACACGTACAAAATACTGCCGTCACTCACTGGCGCCCACCCCCCACCCCTTTATTCTATTTATATTATATTTTTCTAACATAACACCCGATTGTCTCATAACCAAACGATATATGCAATAGGTAGATATACGTATTGACAGGCTAGGGGTGTATATGGTAAAATGGCGCGCCAATGCGAATGATTCTCATTCGCATTTGCCTGGTTCCAGGGATCAGACAGAAAAAAGCCCCGCCTCGGCGGGGCTATTGAGTTAGTCTTTCGAGTGGCATCGTGCCAATTTTAATCGTGTCCAGCTTTCTGCGCTCTGTCTGTCGCGTGCTGTTAGATTACAATTATCATCTGTGATGCAGGCATCAATGAATCGTAGATTCTTTTGTGCCGTGTTGCAATCAATCACCTCGAACAATTTGTATGTGCCGATGAAAAAACTTGGCAGTCCAACAATCAAAGCCATTGCGATTAGAAAATTCTTCATTTTACCATCCTCCAATTGTGCGGCGTTCGTCTTCAAGCTTCGCTTGATTTTCGATTCGAGTCAGTTCGTCATGCTCTGCCATTACACGTTCAGCATCACGTTCTGACCAGTACCCGCCGTCTGTGTAGTTGCGTTCGTCAAAATCCAAAGCCATCTCGGATTCTTCTTGCTCGATTGCCTTGTCTTTATAGTATCCCATTATGCGCTCCTTGCTATTGACTGGTCGCAGTCAGTCCAATTACCGAAGAGCGTATCAAGCAATTCTACCGCGTGTTGATAACCTTCGGCAAGGAATTTCAGCGAGTCAGAATTATAATCCTTGTCCATCCACGCGACGTGAACGTGAACGATATCATTTTCAAGGGTATAAAGTGAAGCTGATGTAAATAATTTTCTAGCCATGATTTTTCTCCCGAGTCAGTAAAGATACAATAACACGATTTTCCGATTCGAGTCAATAGATTTGATATACCGAATCGGTATAAGCGATCCAGGTTATTGGCACGCAATTTGCCATTACCTATTGGCAAGAATCGTGCCAACCGGGGGCGGTTATTAGACCCGTTCTAAGCCCCTATAAACGGACTACCCCACACGTGTACAACCATGATTTTTCAAAAAACCAATTCCGGTGCAAACTATAAACCTAATACAAAAAAAGTTCTTGACATGACGCCCCCGACGTGTTACACTAACTTATTAATAGGAGAACTACCGCATGAAAAAATTAAATATTAAAACGCTTGATGGTGAAATTTTGTTCACTGGATCAAAGCATGATTGTAATACGTATATTCGAAAAAATCGGGTTCAACGTTACAAAATCGAAAGCACCATGGATATACCTGAGAAAGTTATGCTCATTGACGCTGACGAGGACAATCCAAATTTTTTAGCGAAAGCAGCAACTAAAGAAGGTTTCTTCAATAGAGTATTTAGTGTATTAGAATAATGAGCGATTATCAACTACAACCATTTTCAGAAGATGCTACCCCAGAATTAATAAGTCCTGACGGAGCAAAAATTGCCAACACTTATTTAGCTAATGGATGCTCTATAAAAGAATGCTCTCAGTCACTAGATGTACCCACACATGAAATTGCAGCAGTATTACAACAACCACTTATAAAAACTTACGTCAACTCTATATTAAGAGAACACGGATATCGTCATATGGTACAAATAGCTGAAAAACTAGATGATCTAGTCGATCGCAAGTGGGCAGAGCTTGATGAAGCTGAAATCGGTTCTAATAAAGATATAGCTGACTTACTACTTATGGCACATAAATTTAGAATGGATATGTCTAAATTATTACAAGCTGATGTTAGTAAAGAAGTTGGACTGACTAAGAATACTCAGGTTAATGTATACGGAGAGGGTTCTTATGGTAAACTTATGGAAAAGCTTATTGATAGTTAATATTGTAATTGGAGGATGTCAAACACTATCACCTTATGAAAAAATAGCACGTTATGATGAAATGGTTGATACATATATTATTGCATCTGCTAGTTGTAAAAAAGCAGGAGGTGCTATGATGATAAGAAAATATACTATATCTAGAATACCACATCCTCTTACTTATCATGAAATGCATAGTGCAAAATGTGTTGACCCCAAAAAGATAATACGAGGAATATATTAATGTTATATACATGTTATGTAAAGAACAAAGTTAGAGAAGTTATTGTGGCACAGGATATGCCGATTAAATCTGCTCTCGATTTTTTGAGAGATTATAAAAATGGTGTAGTTAGAGATTCCTCTGGCTCACTATACACAAGAGAAGAATTATTAAATGTTAAAAGTTTCGGATCCAAATCTAGAATTAAACCACATAGTGGAACTATCGGCGTCGAAAAGATTTCTAAAGGTACCAATACAGAATTACTTAAAGTTACTGACGGACTCGGAAAACAAACCGATAGTTCCAAATAGAGTACAAAATGCAATTATTAATGCAATTAATTCTCCTTCATATAGATTTATTACTGCATGTGTTTCTAGGCGAGTAGGTAAAACTTTTATTGCAAATATCATTTTGCAAGTCGTAGCACTTATGCCTGGAGCATCGGTGCTTATTATTAGCCCCGATTATGCCTTATCTGGTATATCATGGGACTTACAACGCACGCTACTTGACAAGTTCGATATCGAACGCATACGAGACAATGCTAAAGATAGAATTATTGAATTATCAAATGGTTCTCTTATTAAGATTGCTTCTGTTAGTCGAGTTGATTCGGCCGTTGGGCGAAGTTACGATCTTATCATCTTCGATGAAGCTGCGTTAAACGACGCCGGTGGCCAAGCATTCAATGTAGCTCTGCGCCCAACTTTAGATAAATTAAACTCTAAATGTTTGTTCATCTCTACACCACGTGGAGATAACTGGTTTAGAGAGTTTTTTCAACGTGGATTCTCAACTGATCCTGATTTAGCCGAGTGGCTATCAATTCATGCTGATTACCATGAAAATCCTAGAGCTTCTAAAAAAGATATAGCCCAAGCTAGAAAGACTATGTCTCACTCAGAATTTGAGCAAGAGTACATGGCTAACTTTGTAACGTTCGAAGGCCAAGTGTGGGCATTGAAAGGTTCAGCTATTCAAGACCTTACAATTATGATTCACGATATCGTTGCTAATCCTGCTAGATATGAAATTATAGCCGGATTAGATTTAGGATTCCGAGATCAAACTGCTCTTGTAGTAATGCTAGTATATGAAGATTCTGATGGTTTGAATATCTATTCTATACTTGATGAATACGTACAAGCAGAAAAAGGCACTGATAAACACGCTGCTGAAATATCAGCTCGAGTTGAGAAGTGGGACTTGGAATATATTTTTTGTGATTCGGCAGCCGCGCAAACTAGATGGGACTTGGCTTCTATTTATGATATATCTACAATAGCTGCTATTAAGTCTAGAACTGATGGCATCGGCGCGGTAGGCGCCGTTATTGACAATGATAGATTGATCGTGCATGATGAATGCCATGAATCAATTTACGCGTTGCGCAACTACAAATGGAAGGGGTCTGCAGATGCTGGCGTTTGGAACATCGAATCACAAAAGCCAGAACATAATCGCGCTAGTCACTGTGCTGATGCAATACGTTATGCAATTTATACTTACGAACGCTCAGTAGGAGGAATCACATGAGTTTATTTAACAATCCGAAACCAGTAAAATTAGTTATAGGTGCATTTATAATTGTAGTTTTAATCTTCTTTGCTTATGATGGTCGTGCTGAAACTGCCGTAGAAGGTGGAGTACCATTCATTAGTGATAATATAAAACTTGAAACTTTTAATATTATGTTATCCGAACGTAATGAAAGATGGCGGGGCGGTATTGGTCTAATAGGCGATATGACTTACAAAAGTCGAAATGTTCAAAATAATATGTTAGTTTTCGGTGAACGTATTGTACGTGGACCAGGTTTCTTAGATAACGTTATTTTAGGAATTGGACTAGGTTACTTTAATAATACTAGTCATGCTACTAGTAGTCATTTAAATTATGGTTTATCTATAGAGTACTCTATACCAAATACACGATTCTATGGAATCTTCAGACATTACTCTAATGCAGGTACTAGTAGACCTAATGCTGGAGTAAATATGATAAATGGTGGCTATAGATTTTGATGGGATCTGGGTGTGCTTATTTCTTATTTCTTTTAGTTTTCGGTATATTTTTATTTAATTTGGCATATCAGGTTGCAGGGGGTATGGGTATGCTAGGATTACTTGCTATAGCATTTATGGTCATACTTTTAGAGGACTAAATTTCTGTACACCATAATTAAAAATACTTCTTGACTTGCTGCTAAAAGTATGTCAGAATATATACAATGAGAAGAAAAAAATTGAAATACAACATTTATATTTGTTATGTCTGCACTTAAAAGAATTCCAATTAAATATGTACGTGACAGAGCTAAGAGCCGGTATGTGAAGGAGGCTTTATGCTACGTTTGTGAAGTTGGTGGGTCACTTGACTTTCACCATCTATACACTGTGGACATCCTGTTTGATAATTGGTTAAAGGCCAATAAAATCACTATTAATTGTGTGGAAGATATTATTACAGTTCGCGATGATTTTATAGAAGAATATGCGTATGAAATGTTTGAATACGCTCGTACTTTATGTAAGAAATGTCATCAGCGACTACATGTTGTTTACGGACAGCGGCCTGCGCTTGCGACAGCACCTAAACAAGAAAGATGGTTAGATAAGCAAAGGGAGAAGCAATGTCTGAAGCATGGAGTCTTTTCGTAGAAAATTACGCATTTTATGCCACAGCTATTAGTGTAAGCATAGGTCTTTTTACATTACTATACAAAAAAGGAATTAAACCTATGTGGGAAGCTATAACTAAGTATAGTGAGGCTGTAGACAAGATCGATATTATTTTTGAGGAACTTACACCAAATGGTGGTAAATCCATGAAAGATAGTCTTGGTCGAATTGAAAGAGAAGTAGCATTATCTCGTGAAAGATTTAGAGCGTTAAATGCTGAGACTGAAGATGCAATGTTTGAAACTGATATAAAAGGAAACTGTACCTGGGTTAATAGAACATACTGTAAGCTAGTACAACGTACTCCAAGTGAACTTATGGGACACGGATGGGTTAACGCCATCTGCCAAAAGACGCGAGAAGAAGTTGTAACAGCTTGGTATAAGTCTGTTGATGAAGATAGAGAATTTTCCGGAAAGTTAGACTTCCAAACACCTGATGGGAATTGTATTCCTGTCAAATGCACTAGTTATAAAATGACAAGCTGTATGGGTGACAGGTTAGGTTACCTTGGAGTAGTCACTATCCAATGAGAGTAATATATGAATATATTCAAGAGATTAGAGTGGGAATGGAAGAATAGACACCAGAGCGCTATTCACGATTTAGAAGGGGGAACTATAGAAGCGTCTGAAAAACGTTTCTTTTTTGAAAAGTCTTTCGACAATATTGAAGTTGTAAGACGTGGAGTTGATATGATATCCGACTCTGCAACAGAAATAGACATTAATATTACAGATGTTTTGCCTATACCTACTGTACATGAAGGGGGTAGAGTAAGAAAGAAAACTTTATCGACTATACTTAATTTTCGTCCAAATGATGATGAAGATGTAAATACCTTCCGTCGTCAACTAGTATTAGATTTAGTACTTACAGGTAATTGTTTTCAATTATGGGATAAAAAAGGACTTAACTTAAATCATTTACCATCAGAATTAATGGAAGTGATAAGTGGGGAAAATACTAAAGTTTCGCATTATATGTATAATTCAGATATTAAGCTTATGCCAGATGAAGTTATACATACAAAAGATAACTCTGCTACATCTGTTTATGTGGGTACTAGTAGATTATTAAGTGCTAAAAGAAGTATAACAATATTACAAAGCATGTTAGGATTTCAAAATGATTTCTTTGACAATGCAGCAGTACCAGGATTGATTATTCAAACGCCTAATATTTTAGGGGATAAGATTAAAGAAAAGTTACTTAGAGCTTGGATAACAAAATACAAGCCTAATTCTGGCGGTAAACGCCCTATAATCTTAGATGGGGATATGAAAGTTAATCCTATAAGCCAAGTTAAGTTTAGTGAGTTAGATTTTGAGGCATCAATAACTTCTCATGAAACAAAGATTCTGAAAGCGTTGGGGGTACCACCAGTACTTCTAAACTCTGGAAACAATGCAAATTTAAGACCAAATATACAGCTATTTTATGAAACGACAGTTTTACCAATAATTGCGAAAATCATTGGTTCTTACGAAAGGTTTTTCGCCTGGGACATGGAACCAGAGGTTATTAAGATCAGAGCTTTACGCCCTGAACTAAAAGATCAAACGCAATATTTAACAGGATTAGTAAACGGGGGTATCATGTCCCCAAATGAAGCGCGACTTGAGTTAAGACTCGAGCCTGATAAAGATCCGGAATCTGATGAACTCAGAATTCCCGCTAACATAGCAGGAAGCGCAGCAGACCCAACAGATGGTGGAGCACCACCAGCTGGTGAAGAAGAAGATGACGATTAATTATTAATCGAGGAAATAATATGCTAACGAAAGAGAAAGTTCTAAAACTCTACGTGCCTATCGAAACTAAGACAGCACACGGTGAAGAAGATGAAGATCTTATTATTACCGGACATGCTAGTACAAATGACGAGGACCGAACAGGTGACGTTATTATATTAGATGCATGGAAAAAAGTAGATGCTCTAGCTAACTATCTTAAAAACCCAGTTATTTTGGCATTTCATGATACTTCTAGACCAATAGGTAAAACTATAGATCATGAAGTCGATGACAAGGGTTTAAAGATAACAGCTAAGATTAGCAAAGCAGCAGGCGATATCATTGAATTAATTAAGGAAGAAATTCTTTCCGCATTTAGTATTGGATTTATGATAAAAGATGCTGACTTCGATCCAAAATCTGGAGTATTCTTTATTAAAGAATTAGAATTATTTGAAGTTAGTGTAGTGTCTGTTCCTGCGAATCAAAATGCACTTTTCAGTATTGAAAAGAATTTTGATAATACTGAAGATTACAAAGAGTTTAGAAATCAATTTATCAAGTCAGAAAGTGAGGAGACTTTAATGGATGATAAGAGTAAAGATAAGGCTAAAAAAGGGCCTATCGATGTTGCAGCTTTAGTTGCGCAGATTTCTGCCGCTGTCAAGGGAGACCTAGATAAGGATAAGAAAGCTGCGGAAGAAGCTGAAAAAGCAGAAAAGGAAGCTAATGACAAGATCGAAGCTACCGCCACTACTGCTGCTGAACGTTTGATCAAAGATCTACGTGAAGAATTAGTAGAAAAAGATGGTGACCTAGCCGATGCCTTAGCTGAAATTAAAGAAAGCCTAGAGGCTGCCGCTGAAAGTGGTGACCTAGAAGCTGCTTTTACTGCTGAACGCGAAAGCAAAATGAAGTTTGTACCAGATGCCAATAAGAAAGGACCTTTCTCTGGTATGAGTACAGACACAAAAGACGGAATCTTATATGCGTCTAAAGTACTTGGGATGAAACCTGAAGAAACAAAAGCATTTACAGATTATACGAAAAAGTCCGGGATGGAGCATTGGGATCCTGGCGTAACAGGTGAGTGGGAAGATGAATACTCTAC